AAAGAACTACCACTTGATTCTGAACCTAATAAATTCAATATCGAATCACTTGAGAATGTGTTAGCACTTGATAGCATGTTCATAAAACTAGCACCACCAATAGCATATTGAACAGCAGCAGGTATGAGTTTAGCAGATCCAAGCATTTTTCCTAATGCTCCACCTGCTTTACTAAAGCCATCTAATAAATCATATGCTATATCATTCATTCTATACACTGTATATAGAGTATTGTTTTCTGCTATACCAGAACCAAATGAATAACTAAAGTTAGCAAAGAAATTTTCAAATTGTTCAGATGACAACGTATTAGCTTTAACCATTTCAGACACTGCTTCTACAGTTGTTTTCTGAGCATCACTTGAATTTATAATACTACTAGAAATATCTCCAATTTTACTATAAACATTCTGTATAGCTTCCATATCTGATACAGACAGGTTAAACAAGCTTGAATATGATGATTTTAATACTAAATTATCACTTGTGTTAGTGGCAATCTCATTTAGGTATGATACAATAGATGATAATAATTTATTGGTATCATCAGAACTTAAGCCCTGCTGTAGTAAATCAGCATAGTCTAACCCAACTCTATCCATTGATAGTAAGAAAAGTCTTTGTATACTCTCATCTTGAGCTAATGCTGTCACATTACCTGAACCAAGTGCATTAATGCCTTGTGCTATAGCACTAACAACATTGTCACTCAGTCCCGAAGAATACATAGCACCTAACCAAGTTTGTACAGTAGAATTAAAGTTAGTAATATCGCCACTACCAGCCACACTAGCATCTAATATGGCACTTGTTACACTGTCAAACATGTTTTGTAAGTAACTAGCATCACCAAATATTTTTGAATTGAGTAATCTTCTTAGTTGTAATTCTACACCAAACTGATTAATAGAATTTTGTTCACCTAATCTTACTAATCTAGTTAATCCAGCATTTGTAACATCAAATGATGTTAATGTTTTATCTTTGATAGCTTGTAATAATGCCCTTTGCTCTAAATCTGTAACAAGACCTTGATTGGTTAAATCTGCAATTTGATTTAAATAGTCAGTTTGTTTAATAAGCCTACTAAAACCTAGTGCATTTTCAACATCATCAGCGATGCTATTATAATCCATGCCAGAGCCTACTAAGTTGGCGTTAATACGGCCATAGTATGAGGCCATTGTTGCCGCGGCTTGGTTTATAGACTTAGTCATGGAAGACCTTAGAGCAGTTAATCCATCACTAATCAACTTCACAGTGCCGGCTATAGATTCAGCTATTTCTACAGCAGCACCAACTTCTGGCACAAATACTGATATTGTATCTGCAATATCATCTATTGCTTGTGAGGTACCATATTCATTTCCACCATTAAAGAATGATAGTATAGAACCTAAGGTACCATCTTCACCACCAAGAGCTTTTTCTATTTCTGCATGAGTATCAGAAGGCTTTAATTCTCGTTCATTGTTACGCTTTAGTATTTCATATGAGCGTTGTTCTTGAGATAAATTTCGTAATTCTTCTCGCTTTACATCATCAGATTTTGAAGAGTCAGCAAGTATATCTGCTCTACGCCTGTTAATACCTGCTAATATATTATCTATTTCTTCATTCTCTTCTCTTATCTGACGCTCATATTCGAGTATTTCTTTTTCACTATCAATTGATATACGATATTTTTGTTCAACTTTACTAATTACAGCATCAAGTCGATCTTTTTCTTCATCATATCGTTTATTTAATTGATTCATGTATGCTTCTAAATCGGCTTTATCAGCACCAGCTTGTTCATCTTTTAATTTGCCTACACGCTGTATTTGTTTTTCTAAATTTTCAAGCTCTTTAGAAGCCTCTAAAACACCTTTAACTGTGATGGGTATATCTATTTCACGCTGTTGCTCTGTTAAATTTTTAAAAATTTTAGCACCCCGGTTAGCAGAGCCAGGGATACCATTAGGGCTTTTTTCATGAAATCTATCTTCAAAGGCCATTAATTGCTTACCTTATTCTTAGCTGCATCTAAAATTCGTTTTTGCTCTTCTAAGTCTTTTATAATTAACTTTAATAATGCTTTTCTTTCTACAGAAGTTATATCATCTAACTCTGTAAATGATGTGTGTATTCTTTTTGATATTTGATACTTTTCTTGTATCAAATTATTCATGGTAATTGATTTAAATTCTGGATCATCAACTACGAGGTCTAAAAAATGTTTGGTTGATGCGAAAGGGTACTTGATATGTAGTGCCACATATCTTACAATTACCTTCCACACTTAAATCAATACCTATTTTACTGTTTATTAAATCTATTCTATTTGTTAATGCATTTGTATCAGCTAATGGTAAATTTTTAATCCACTCTTCTAATGTAAATGCATTAGGAATTTCATCGTCAATTTCTTCTATTGAGGATAAAATATTATATAAGATTACTGGATTTTCATCAGTATCTTTATGTCTTCGTCTGTACTCTTTTACCTTAGAATTAATTCTATCAAGTATGCGAGGAGTTTGTAAAGTTAATTTTACCTTACTGCCTGTTCTTGGTAGTGTAATTTCCATTAAATCTATTAATGAATCATCATACTCTTTTACTTCTAATTCGTCAAGATTTATAGAAGTTGATTGCTCAAAACCACAAAAGGGACATCTACCTCTTAATTCATAATTGTTACCAAATGTTACTACTCGTAACATAAACATAAGATATTGAAAATCCCCTAAACACAAATCATAAACTGAAATTCCAAGATCTGATTCTAAACAATCTTCAATAATTTGAGCCATTATTTTTTGACTATCTTCTGTTGCTGATAATCTTAACATTTCGTGCCTAGTAGTCATACTACTGAGCATTACTTCTGGATTAACTTCTTCCTCATAAATCATACCCTTGGACGGTAATGTAAATACCTCAGCAATTCGTGTATCGTTAGACATTATATCTCCTTTGTTAGTTATGCTAAAAAAGAGTCAACATAAGAGCAGATCCCATGTTGACTCACTATTTCTTGTTTCAACTGAATCTCATATTATATTACAATTAATTAATTAGTTATCTTCAATAAATTCAGTGATCAGTTATCTTTTTGAGATTCCATATATAATAATTTAGCGTCTGACTACTCTAAATCTTCATCAGACTCTTCTTCAAATTCATTTTCTAAATCATCAAATGTCATTTGATTTTCATCTTGATTTTTTCTAAATCTATATTCATTACCCTTCTTGAATCTGCCTCTTTCACGAGCCTCTTTATTTGAAGTTTCAATAGTTTCTTCATCAGAATCAAGAAATTCTTCTTCATCATCAAATATACTTAATTGTCTGTTTTCATATTCTTTATCATAAACAGCCGGGTAGATATATCTCTGATATAATCTTTCATCGTGTTCTTCCATATAATTCAGATAATTAAATATTACAGAAGCAATTTTAATTAACCAAGATGAATCACTTAAACATAAAATAATATGTTTACACCCAGGACCTTTATTATCTCCCGGATTAGTTATATCAGCAGGTCTATTTTCTGGATCCCCAATTAATAAACCTTTTCGTGTTGCCCAATATTTAAATCTAAATTTAAAATCAGGACATGAACAATTTATATAAACATCATCTCTATTAAAAGCTTTCATTAAAGCCTTTAATATCATTTTTCTATCTACTTTTTCAACATTATTTTTATTAATTTCTTTGTGTAGTTCATCGAGTGTTCCCACAAAAGACATTCTAACTTTATAAATATTTGTTTCTCCATTTATATCAACACTCACATCTAATGTGTCTGTTTTGAAGAATTTATCCATATCCATATTATTAAAATGTTTTATAGATGGTGCTATGCTTGAGCGTAATCGTCTTTTATACCTATTCGCACCATACATTCTATTTTGAGGTGCATAATCAGCCCCACTTTTGGATTGTGATAATAATGCACTTCGTCTATCTTCTAATAAAATATTGTTAGACATTATAAATACCATATGGCTAGCCAGTATTATAAATACCAGCTAGCCAATATTTTGTTAATTAAATTGTTTCACCATAAGAATCAACAACAGCTCTATCATATTCGATAGTACATCTAATTTTACGAGCTCCATTTGCATCTTGTGAGAAACTATCTTCTTCTATACTTGAAACCCAGCATCCATCAAGTCTCCATGTTCTTACTATTTCATTGTAATCTGGAGTATATTCTATAAGGGTAGCTGTAGTTTTATAATCAGCCTGTTGTCCAACTGTCTGATACAGTGGGTTGCCCGACCTAGCTTGCCATGCCATAAGAACATCTTTTGTCTCAGCCCCTATGAAATCATAGCACTCAAGACTACCAGATGGCCAAGAAATAACACCAGCATATTTAACAGCAGTATTACCTCTCCTAACCTCTATAGCATTTTGAGAAAAATGTGGGACAGATGAAGAAGAAACTGAAAGCCTAATCACTTCTGCAGCATTAGGGAAAGTTTTTGATTCTTGTCCATACGCAGATAAATTATTTAATGAAGCGCTTACAACAAAATCAAAGTTATTTCCTCTTTGAATTTCAAATAATTCCTTATTAGCAGAGAAATGATAAGCACCTACATGAGAAGGTCTTGCTTGTTGTGCCATTTTCTATCTCCTTATTCTACCTCTGCAACTGTAACTTCATTATTCTCTAATTGAACTTGAAGTTCAAATACCTCTACCGAGTTAATAGGTACAATTCTTATAGCTGATAATACCTTATATGACGGTACAGCCTGTCCAGTTTCAGGGTCTATATTATATTTTACAATGCTATAATCAGAAAGAATATAGTTTGATACCATTGTTTCAAGTAATGGTGTTACTAAGTTCTTGAAGTTTAACCACAGTACGTCTGTATTTTGTTCAAACAGTAAGCTCTGTGATGCTTCATATAATCTCTTCTTAATATCAGATACAGTATCTCTGATGTTAAGGAATGATGTAGCCTTAGTACCATTAGAATTATTTCTAAGTGTTCTATTACCCCAGATACAATAACCATAATTTCTAATATATGTAATAGGGTTGATTGAAATTGATGCTGAACCTAAGTTTTCAACATCACCAGGGATAATCTGATATGAATCAGCCACATTGTTAGTTAATGTAAAGTTGGTATGTAAGCTGCCACAGAATGGAACTGGACCTCTACTAACACCTGAAACAGCTAACCATGGGTTGTAGTTCTTCAGCTGTTGAGCTAAAGCACTTAAGAATGCTAATGAACCTGGCATCTGATTTATATTTTCATTGATACCATAATTATTAGTTGTACCACCTGTAATGGCTGCATGTGTACAAGTATACCAAGGTGTAAACATTGTACCATATGAACCAACTTCTGTAGTAATATTTGAGAACTCATCTCTAACTCTTGTTATTACAGAATATGTGTCTGATGCATATATTGTTCTATTAGGATTATTTGTATGGTCGATAAGGGCTACTGCATCTTCTCTTGCAGCTGCAAGTCTTATCATCTGTTCTGCTAATGGTGAAGTTCCATATACAATACCTGTTGAATCAGGTTCAGCTAATGGACCATACTCAAATGTAGGATATCCACCAGATGAAATATATTTAACTGCATAATCTCCCATAGAATCAAATGAGTAGTCAGATGAAGTAGTTGAACTGCCTTCTACATAACCATTGAATCTAGCCTCAAGTCCCTTATACATAGACTCTACAGAAATATCAGCACCTTTATAATATGTAGTGCCTGCACTTACAGTTGCATCATCAGTTCTAATATACTCACCTTCAACTTCAATAAACCAATCTTGTTCAACTGGACTTGCAGAAGCATTTGAAGGGTCATTCATATCAACAGGTTCAAAAGCAGAGTTCATCTGTTCGTAGTATACAGGTATTCCTAATGATAATAAGTATAATGCATACCTATAACCAGGGTCTGGATCTCCAGCAGCTGTGCTAGTTGGACCTTGGAACATGAGAGCATTCTGGGATGTGTTTATATAGTACTCTTTAACTACTGATAAAGCACTACCTGATGTTTGGAAGTCAATGTATGTATCATCTGTGTAAATAAATTGATTTCCATACTTTATCATCCAACCATTGTCTGATGGAACTGTAGAAGATGTAAATATAAATTTACCTTCATAACTAGTTTGCTCACCAAGATAATGCATAGTAATAGTACCAGTATCACCTACAGCAGTAAACTGAGCTTCATAATA